TCTTAGAAAAGAAACTCAAGGAGTGGGGAGTATCTATTGGTGTATTAACAGATGCTGAAGAAAGAGCAGGATTAAATGGTCTTACTGATTTCTCAAGAGCAAGAAGAACTTTAGATGGTTTAGTTGAAATTATTAGGCTAGCTAAAGGAGAGAAAGGTGAAGGTGCTTTATCAGAAGAGTTTGCCCACTTGGCTTTAGAAATGTTAGATGTTCCACTTAAATCCAGACTCTATGCTTCTATGACTGAGGAAAAAGCAAGAGAGATTTTAGGTGAACAATATGATGCATATTTAGAGAAATATGGTGACTTCGAAACAATACAGAAAGAAGTTGCTGGTAAGATGTTATCTAAAGCTTTAGAGAATAACTTTGAAAATACAACTCAGATTCAAAAAGGTTTACTTCAGAGATTAGTAGATTACTTTAAAAAGTTCTTCTCTAAGTTTGACCACTTTAGTTTAATGAGAGGTAGAACTGAAATAGAATCTAACTACAATAAATTAGCTAAAGAAATACTCAATGGTGGTTTAACAACTGAAATGAGTTTAACTAATATCTCTGCAACAAAAGCTTTAGCTCAATTAGATAATACCATATCATTAGAAGGTACTCTAAGAGAAGCTGTAGAAAAAGCAATAGAAACTGAACAGAAACGTCTACTTATTTACAAGTCAGATGCAACCTTCGCAGGTAAGCAGAGAAATAAGATAGCAAAACTTAAAGAAGCTGCTGCATCAGATGCTACTTTGCTAGAAGGATTTATGGAGTATGTTGGTTATGCGCATAAAGACCTTTATAGTCTTGTAGAAAGAATGAAAAATCTTAGTGGTGCTTCATTAGAAGAAGAAGCTAAGTTACTTAGAACTATTAGAGACTATGCTGCATCTTATGATGACACATTATCTTATGCTAGAAAAATCCTATTTAGGTTCAATCTAGAATCAGAAATATCTGAACCACTAGATGCTTTAGTTAAAAGTATGGAAAGCTCTAGTAACTATATTAAAGATTTATGGAAGGAACAATCTAAGGATATTCTAAAGAGACTAGTTCAGCCTATTATGGGTAATGAATTGATAGTGCCTTTTGGTAAACATGCAGGTACTGTTTATTCTCTTGATGATTTACTAAAAGAAGCTGCAGAAGATATTGGTTTATTAGAAAGATGGGTACTACCTATGAATGTGTCTACTGATGTTATCCTACAATCAATAGATTATGCTGTCAAGGATAGGTTATATCAATCTAGAAAGATGGCTATAGATTTCGAAAGAAGAATCCTAGATGCTCAAAATAAATTAGGTAAAGACGAACCTACTGAGTTTATGTTTGAGAAGGATGAAGATGGTAATCTAACAGGTAGATACATACAGAAGTATAATTATACTGCATTCAATAATGCTCGTAAAGCATTCGCTAAGAGTCTTGCTGAAAGATTTAATATACCTGAAGGTTCTAGACCTAAAGAGGTATTAAATAGAAGTGATAGAAGAGCCTATGCTCAAGCCTGGAGTAATTGGAGTAAGCAGAATCAAGTAATTACTGAGAATGGTAAAGTACCAGCAGATAAATATCTCAATCCTACTTATTCAAGTTTAACAGCTAAGCAATTAGAATACTATAATACCTTTATAGAGTTAAAGTCTGAAATGGAACAACTCTTACCCGAAGGTATGACTGATACTTATAATATAGTAAAGGTTAGAGCAAAAGCTGGTGAATCATTACAGAAGGGAAATATCAAGGGTTATGTAAAAGAAAAGTTATCAGACTTTGCGTTAGTTACAGGTGAAGACTCAGAAAGATTAGGTGTAGAAAATGCACTTACTGACTTCTCTGGTAATATTTATAGATACTTACCTATGCACTACATTAAGACTGCAAAGGGTGAGAATATGAATAGTATGAGTACTAATGCAACCTCTTCTATTATTCTTTATGGTAACGCTGTTGCTAGATATAATCAGTTAGACCAAATTGCTAATACTCTTGAAGTATCTTATATGGCACTACAGGATAGAAAAGTAGGTAAAACCAAGAATGGGTTATCCCTTAAGAGTATGTTTAGAAATGAGAAGGGTGAGGAAGAAGGTGCTACTGTTTATAAAGAAGATGGTTCTAAGGAATTGGTAAAGAGACTTAGAGACTATCTCGATAAGGCTTTATACCAAGAAGGAGTACAGGATTATAAGAAAGAATTTGGTGGTAAGGTTTATTCATTAAAGAAGGCAAATGATGCTCTTATGAGTTATACCGCATTAAAAGGTATGGGTCTTAACTTTGCTTCACAGTTTGCTAATATATTAAATGGTGTATCACAGAACTTAATTGAATCTGTATGGGCTAAGGAAAAGATGACTATGGTAGATATTGGTAAAGCTAACCAAATTTACTTTAAGAATCTTGGTGATATTCTTAAATATAAGGAGACTGGACAGACATCAAATAAACTGGCTATGCTGTTACGTTTAGTTGATGCTAACCAAGACTGGACTGAATCTGTTAGTGAGAAGTATTCAGGTACTACTCAGATGATTCTAAAACATCTTAATAGCTCTCTACTTACTATAGGTCAGGGTTTAGGTGACCACTATTTAAAACACCTAACAGCTATAGCTTTCTTAAATAATAAGAAGCTAAAACTTGATGGTAAAGAGATTGATATTTTAGATGCTATTGAGGAGTATTATATCGATGAGAATGATAAAGGTAAAGGGATGGACATTAGGTTCAAAGAAGGTGTCACCGATATGCTTGATTCTGAAGTAAGTTTCGATAGTTATTTTAGTAATCTTTCTCAGCAGATTCTAAAGCTTAACCAGAGAATGTATGGTGTTTATAATACCATTGATAAGCCTGCTCTTTCTAAGTATATAGTAGGTAGCTGGTTATTAACATTCAGAAACTGGTTACCTAGAATGGTTCACGCTAGAATAGCTAAAACTCATTATAATGTAGCTGAAAATGAATGGGACCAAGGTTACTACAATAGTTACATTTATGCAGTTAAGGAGCTATATAAAGTGAAGAAAGATATAGAATTCCTTGATGCTGTTAAGGTGTTATTGGGTAGCCAAAAGAAAGCTGAAGAATTAGGCTTTGATATGAAGGTTATAAATAATATCAGAAGAACATTAACTGATATGGGATTTGTAGCGTTCTTTACAGTACTAAGTATGATGCTTTCACACCTATATGGTTTAGATGAAGAGGATAAGAAAAAGAGAAAGCAGAATATTGCTAAGATGTCTCAGTTTGATAAGTACCTATTATACTTCGTTACTCGTAATGAAATTGAATTAGGTTCTACTTCACCTTTTGCTATAAAGATTGCATCTGAACAGACTAAGCAAATTGTTACAAACTCCTTTACTCCTGCTTCTACAGGTATGGACATTATTAATAATATGTTCCAGCTGTTATATGTACACGATATTGATGGTTTCCATTTTGGTACAGATAGTAAGGTGTGGGGTAAGGATAAAAGATTCAAGGAAGGTCAAACACCTTTCTGGAAATACAGTAAAGCTTCTACAGCTGCAACGAGATTAATGTTCCCTTGGGTTGATAATACATCAAGAATGGATGACCCATTAGACCAAGCTAAAGCCCTGTTAATCTATAGAAGATAAAAATAAAGGGTTGAGAATTAACCCAACCCCTTAAATGCAAATAGGCGTATCACTTAATTGTGGTACGCCTATTTTTTTTATCGTTTGAAAATGTTCTTACATAGCTTTTCTCTTTCAACTATATCTAATGCTTCACTTCGTGAAGTATCATCCTTAATTTGATTGACTCTTTCTACGTAAGCTTTCTCCATTGCAGTTAGCTGAGCTATAATCTGACCAGCTATCTTATTAACAGTCTTCTTATAGTTTTGATTCTTTAGGAATCGCTGGACTTTAATATCCGTTAGATTACCAATGATATTAACATCAAGGTCAGGAATATTAAGAGTTTCTATATGTCCTGGGAAAGCAGTCTTCAGGTTTCGTTTTAAGGCTCTCAGAGCCTCTATAAGCGACTTTTGAATAGCTACTGAACCTGCAGTACCAATGTTACTTTCCTTTGCCGTTGTAGCGAGAATATCACGCATTATAGCATTTGCTTTTCTATGGTAGGCTTTTAGGAAACCAATCTTACCATAATTATCTAGTGCATTCTTGATATACCACATTGGAACACGAACTTCAAAAGGAAGCATATTTAACCTATCATCCAATTCCTTTGAGTATCTAGTTATAATGTTATTCTTTAATTGATATTTCTGCTTATCCTCATCATCTATAACTTCCTTTTCTTTTTCATCCATTAAAGAATCTAACTTTTCTTCCTCGGATTCTTCTGTTAGTTCTGGGTCTACTTTTGGTAAATCTCTATCCTCCGTATCAGGTAATTCTTCTTCAGCAACTTCATTTCCAGTTAAATCATCCGTGGTTAATACCTCATCATCAGAATGAATGATAAGGTCTACATCACCTGCTTCTTCTCTTTTTAAAGCATCCTCGGCATTATCTTCAATCTTAGTTTTATTGAATTCACCTTTATTGATTGCATCAAATAAATTCTTGATTGGAAGGTAACCATCACTTGTTCTATAAGACTTAGTTCTATTTCTGAATGCATTAACTAGCTTTAAGAAAGTACGAACTAACCAATTCTTCTTTCTTAAATCAGCTTCATTTTGTTCAGAATATGGAGTTCTGTATTCTACTGGTTTATTACTTTCGATAGCATTAACCAATTCACTGAACTTCATTAAACTTTCAATCTTCTTTAAAGCAAGTATTACACGCTTTTTATCTTCAGGTTTGCCATAAGTATCTGCACCAATATATTGAGCAAATAATTCAGCCATAATCTCTTCAGAATCCATCTTAAATACTTCATCAATAACATCACTTAAAATGTTATCTTTTTGATTTAAGAATTCATTAGAGGAGAAGAAGCTTAATAGTAAACTCTTATCCTTAACGTGTAGAGCTTCTTTATAGAGTTTATGAAAAGCTTCGTGATATAGAGTATAAGCTGTAGCCTTATTAGATAAAACTATCTTACCTGTTCTACTATCATAATAACCTTGAACTTCACCATTTCTACCTTTAGCTACATTCTGTTGAATAATCTTCTTTTGTATATCCCAACCTAATTTAGATTTAATCCAATCAGATTCTTTTGTAAAATCAAACTCTTCACCTATTTTATATTTAGTGAATTCTCTTGTTTTAGTTCTAGGTTTTGGATTCCTAGTTGGAAGTCTTTGTTTTGGAGTTTTAACTTCATCACCCTCAGTTTTTGGTGTCTCCGCTTTAGGTGATTGACTAGAATCACTTGCTTCACCCCCAGTTCCTTTTGGTTTGAATTTACTCATTAAGAATGAACCGTTTCCAGCAGGTTTATCTTGAGAACCTCCTTCAGTATTAGCTTCACCTTGTTGTAATGGAACAGCACCTTTACCTTGAATAAATACTGTAGAAGTATCAGTACCATCACCTGTTCCTTGTGTAGGTTCTGAAGTTGGGTTCCCAGGTAATTCTTCCTTGCCACCTTGTTCAACACCTTTAGGAGTAACTACATCAGGTTCAGAAGTAATGCCTGTAGGATTAGTAGGAGTAGGAGTAGGAGTAGCACCATTAGTAGGAGTGATACCTCCAATGGAATCGTCAGTAGTACTACTAGAAGAACCTGAAGGTTTAATACCATTAACAAAATCATTATAGTGAGGTATCTTAAGAATACCATTATCGTAGTCGAAGAACAAGTTCCAATCTAATGCTGGTATATCATTACCCACATAAGTATGGCTTGTATCTACAACTCTAAGACCTAAGTAGTTTATATAATTAATGACCTTGTTGTCATCTCCAAACTTACTCTTGTCACTAATTAACTGTTTAACACTCTTAGTTACAAGAATAACAGCTTCCTTATGTACTTTATCCCATTCTTCTTGACTGCCAATGTGTGAAGCAATCTCTTCTGCTTCTGCTATTGATTTAGCATTTATGATATTATTAGCTGCTTGTGTATTACCGAAGTATCTAGCTCTTATATAAGATAAAGCCCTTCTAGGTTCTGTGAAACCGTGACCTAATACTTTGAAAGATTCTGACCATTTATAATTCTCAGATAATATATGGTTATCACCTGTGAATACTACAGAATCTTCTGTTAAAGCCATATCTATATCATCCTCAGAATTTCTAACGTGTACAAAAGCGTCTACAATTCGTGTGAAGTTAGCTACATCCTTATTATCGGCTATTCTACCAGATTGTCTAGCATTTCTAGCAGATTCACCACTAACAGTTTTACCTGTAGTAAAGAATACGCTACCTAATCTAGGGTCTGATATATTGGTTCTAGCTATACTTAAGAATTCTTGAGCATACTCACCACTATTATCATCCTTTAAGAAATCAGGCTGTGGATAAAATAGAGCTTTAGATAAACTATCAGTTAATTTCTCAACCCTTTCTTCAACCGTTCCTTCAGTTAGAGGTATAGCAATTATATCAGAATAGAATTTTTTAACACGTTTACCTGAATCTAAATCAACAAGGTTATCTTTAAGCTTTCTCTTACCTTCTGAATCTCTAGCAACAGTACCGACAAGAATTCTAGGACCTCTAGAATCATTCTTATACCTAATAAATAAATCTCTACCTAAATCTACATATTTAGATAGTTGTTTATCTAGGTAAGCAAGTTCCTTTGGAATTTCACTTTCTTCAACCTTAGATGCCCATACAGTTCTGTTATTAATATCAGCAATTTCAGCTAATATTTTTTGAACTTCTTTTACTATGTTCTTATCAGGATTTTCCTTTACGGCTTCACCTAATGTAGGCATAGATATGAATGCAGGGTGATAGTCTCCGTGAATATCAGGTAGTAGTATCATAACACCACCATTAGAACTTGCAGCTGTGTTAGGTCTAATTAATACTCTACCATCAACACTCTTTTCATTAGTTACTAATGAACCATTGGAGATTATACCAAGTCTAGCATTAGTAGTATCAAAAGTTATAGGAGCATAATCTGTAGTATATTTTATAATACCACCTGTAACAAGAGAAACATCAAAGAATGATTGTAAATCTTCTGCAGTATCTTTCTTCTCAAGATACACTTCGGTAACACCTTCACCTTTATTATTGTATAACTCTGTTACAGCTTCTCTAATAGCCTTATTAGCAGGCCTAGAATCATCATTAGTAAAGAGGTCACCTATCTTTTGTAGAGAACCATCTGCAGTACGCTTGTACATAAATACAGTAGGTTGCTGTAAATAGATAGAATCTTTATTTGTTATAGCTTCAGCCTTTTTCTTTTCAAACTCTTCTTCTATACCAAAGATAATTTCGTCACCTACTTTAACACTACCAGAATTTAGGAATTCAAAAGTACCAGCATCCTTTAATGTAGTGTATGTAAGTTGAGCCATTTGATAAGCATCAGGAGCTATACCAGTTTTTTCTAAACCTTCAATAGCTGATACATAAGCTCCGTGTTTTTCATTATAAGCAGACTTATTATGCTCAGAAGTAGCAGGAGTTATATTATGCTTTTTAGAATCTATAGGTTCTAGTTCTGGCTTTTCCTCTTCTTTTATTTTCCCTATGGTAACTGGAGGAGTTGGACCATCATCATCTGGGTCATCTATTTCAAATTCGTCTTCATCCGTAACAACTACAACCTTTTCAGGTTCTACTTTACCTTCTTTAGTTTCATTAGAGTTCATTTGAGAAGCATCTTCAGGCTTAGGACCTTCATAATGTTTCTCTGCTTGAATTTGATTCTCTCTTAGATAAGCTAATCTATTATCGTATGATTGTTTTATAGTATTGACTATATGAACTATTGCTCCTGCTAACCTAGCTGCATCAGATGCATCAAGATTATATTTCTTTTGCATTTCAGATAAGAAGTCTGTTATATCATCACTTATAATCTTACCTACATTGAAATCATTATATCTAGCAAGATATTCAGAGAAAGCACCAAACACACCAAAATCTCCTGCTTCATACATTTGCTTTTGAAGGTCTTGACCCATAGCTTGGAATAGCTGTGATTCAGCATAAGAAGCCCAAATCTCAGGTTTAGTTTCTCTAAGAACCTTACTCATCTTCTCCCACTTATAAAGGTCTCTTTCTCTTTGATATTCTGAACTATAAGCACCAGAATTTAATCTGTCTATTAATTCCTTCATATCACTAAAGATACCATCATTAGCTTTACCTAAAGTTTCAGCAATTTCCTTAGATACTTCAGCTCTAGCTTCTTGGTTATATTTCTTTAAAGCTTCTTCAATGAAACCACCTCTTGGGTCTTCCTCTGTATTAATAACATTCTGCACAGAAAGAAATGCATTTAAAGCATCTCTACCTTCTCTTGCTTCCTGATTATTAGGGTCTACCTGTAATTGATTATTGAATATAGATTGAAGTTTTGCAATCGTTTTAGAAGAAAGATTCTCAGGATTAACCTTAACTCCCTTTTCAAATACACTATCTAATTCATTGAGAGCTTGTCTTTGGTTGTATAATTCCTTAATCTGCTTCTGAAGTTCAAAGTCTCTCTTTTGGAATTCATCCAAATCTTCTATTGCAGAATTTTCATTCTGAGCTATCTTTAATTCAGCTATTTTATCATCAATAGATTTGATAGAATCCTTTACATTGAAAGCACTCTCAAGGTTATCTAAATGTTCCTTAGCCTTATTTGCAAAACTATCTCTAAGAGCATACATAAAGGTTAATGTGGATTTCTGTTCTTTAGTGAAATCATAACCTTCATATCTCTCATCAACAAGTTTTTTAGCTACATCAAATGAATCCCAAAGTCTATTTAGCTTCTCTTGATTAGACTTCATTATCTCTCTAACTTTGGCTAAATCTTCTGGAGATTCATTTAACTTTCTACCATTTTCAGTGAAACCTCCAGTATAATATTCTCTGTTGTTTCTTGAGTCAAATTGCTTCTCAGAATTAGATTCAACTAAGCTAGATAAATGCTCATCAGTGAGGCTATCAACACTCTGATTTAATGCAGAGAAAGCTTCCTTAGTTTTACCTAATTGAACTGCAGCATTCATAAAGCTGTAGAGAGATAACATATCAGCATCTTCTGATTCATTTATCTTACCTTGACTTCTTAGAGTTGCAGCTAAATTACCAAGACCTTCTGATGCAAATAATTGTCTGTAAGCTTCTTGGAATTTCTCTCTCTTTGCTGAATCTGTTATTTGGGTATACTCATCAACATAAGAGTTATAAGCATTATCTTCTCTGGTCATTCCCTTCCATTGCTCTATTAAGTTATGCTTGATTGGGAATCCCATCTTCTTACCTGTATTTGGGTCTACTTTCCTATTCATATTAGGAGATATACCAATAGCAGTAGATAAAGCAGCTATAGCACCTTGTTGTAAGGCTTCAGTAGAAATCAACCCTTTAGCTCCTTCAGCGAAAGCATCAGTAACACCTTGCCATTTCTCAACCTTGTCGTAATCATATTGAGCCTTTATGTATTGGTCAATAAGATTTTCTGTGTAAGCTTGAGAAGCCTGAGCAAGTGCTTCCTGACCCATTTCCTGTAGTGCTTCATTGGCAGGAACCTTTAATGTTTCAAATACCTTTCTACCTAAAGCTTTAGCACCAGTTCTCTTGGTTAGTCCCTTAACAGACTCTGCTAGTTCTTTCTCAAGTGCTTCGCCAGTTAAGTTTTTGGCTGTAGAAGTGAGTGTATTCTTTAATGTAGCATTAGCAACTTTACCTAAAGTTTTATCACCAAATATCTTACTTGATATACCTCTAGTTAATGATTTACTGTAGCTACCTACATTGCCAAGGAAGTTAGCCATAATAGTATTAGCGCCTGATAATAAGATAGCTTCAGTAGCGAATAAAGCACCTACGCTTTCATCAGAGTATTTCTTATAAGCATCAGTAACCTTACTAATCAAATCATCCTTAGCTGCATCTATAGTATCAGCTTGTTGTCTAATATTAGCATCATTGAATAACTGTTCAACTAGTAGTTGTCTAGCTTCAGCTTTTCTTTCATTAGGATTTCTAGGGTCATTAGGGTCTATTAAACCTGCAGCTCTAGCTTGTCTTTCATATTCATCATACCTAGCATCAAAATCCTTTAGATAAGGTGAAAGCATATCCTCTTTAGCCTGAATAGAATCTAGATAAGTTTGATAGTTTCTATCATCTCTCTGTCTATTAATTTCAGCTCTATTAGAGTTGGCTTCCATTTGAGCTTCCTGAACACCTGTAAGAATACCTGTAATAACAGGAGGAATACCCATCATAGAAAGCATTACGTGAGGTACAGTATGTCCCATTTGTGCTACAGCATCCATAACCATACCTACACCAAAAGGAGCAATTGAACCTTGCTCTTCTCTTGTCTTATGTATTCTTAAATCTTCATTTGTACTTTCTGCCATTTTATTAATAGCATCAAGCCAGAAGTTTTCTTCTGCAGTGAAGTTATTTAATATACTCCAACCATTTCTCTTCTGAGTTTCACCTGTAAGATAACCACCTGTTAAATCCCAAGCTGTTTTACCTGCACCATAGATTAAACCTGCTATACCTGCAATATCAACTACAGCATTATTAATTAATCCTCCAACACCTTTAGCTATCTTCTCGAATATACCTTCTCTTCTAGCCTTGAAATCTTCGAGGTCTATATTATCTCTACTACCATAATCTTGTATAGCTTGGTTATAATCAGCTAAAGGCATATCAGGTAAAGAAAAGTTTCTAGGCAGGAATGAATCTTCCTGCCTATACTTCTCTTCAAACTCTGGATGAGCTATAGTAAAAAACTGTCTCTCACCAGTGTCCTTTGCTTTTTGTGCTATACTCTTTAAAGGTGTTAAACCCTTTTGTGCTGGGTCTGTCTTTAATTGAGCCATATATTATTGAGTTAAATCTACTTGAGTTTGACCGAAGTTCATATTACCAACATCCTTAGTACCATAAGCAAATCCAGCTATCTGTTTAACAGCTGCATCTAAGAATGCTTTATACTTATTAACACCAAATTCACTTCTATCTCTCTTAAGTTCCTTCATTCTAGCAAAGAATTGCTTTGTAGGTAAGGATTCTTTTTGGAGATTACCTGAAGCATCAAAGTAATTAACCTCAATGTTTCTAGAAGTGGTTAAGTGTTCTATTGGTAATCTGAATTCTACTCTTTGTTCTTTATCGTCTACTTTCTTTAAACCAGAAATAACAACCTTGTTCTTTCTCAAGTCAAATCTCATACTTGGATTAGACATTGTCTTAAAGGTAATATCAGCATCTTCAGGACTCATACCTTCTGGTACATTATTACCTCTAATAAGATTAGGTTGAACTTGGTCTATAATATTCTTAACACCTTGCGGTGTAATGCTAGCTCCTGTTTCAGGATTTACTCTGTAACCATATTGCATTACAGTAGCTCTATCTCTAGAACCTACTAATAGTTTAGCATCTTCCTTAGATAATTTCTTACCACTTTCTATCTTATTGAATATCTGAATAATTTGCTGTTTTAAAATAGGGTCACTATTATATAAAGCAGTCATAGCTTCATAAGTTCTATCACCCTTATTTGGTAGATAAGCACTCTTATTGAATCTGGCAGAAACACCCCCATCATCCTTAGAGAATGCTTTCATTAATACACTAGGATTAATGTTTATACCATTGGGTACATAAGTAGTAGGCATAGAATTAGCATCCTTAGTTTCACCTTTAGGTAAACCTGAAGCAAATGCATCCTTAAACTCTTGAGCTTCCTTTATATAATCTTCATCAATAGCCTCTCCTGGGTCTGTATTATTAATATAAGACATACCAGCTGTAGCAGTAGGTTCATTTTGCTGTTGCATCATAGCTGCTCTTAAAGCCATCATTTCTTTTTCCTTCTCTCCATTATCTACAAGTTGATGTTGTGTAGGACCTGTGAGATAAGGCATAGCAGATTTAAATGCACTATACAATCTATTCTTACCATTAGCATCAAGTTTATCAGCATAACCGTAAGTAGCAAGTTGGTCTTCAAACATAGCATTAAGGAATTCTTGAGCAAATTGACCGCCTTTACTCTTAGTAATAAAGTCTATTACTTGGTCTGGTGTCATACCAGCTGTTTGAGAGAATAGGTCGTAATATTTGGAGAACTTCTTTAGTGAAGGAGTATTGAATTCACCTCTAGCTAAAGCTTGGAAATTCTTAGCTGCTTCTTGATAGAATTGGTCTGCAGAAATATAAGAGTCTGTACCTAATGTGGGGTCATCTAAGAAATCATCAAATTCCTTTCTACCAAATACCCCAATCATCTTTGGGTCTTTATTCTTAACTAATACATCATTTTCTTGTCTTAATTTATATCTCTTTAGAGCATCATCTAGTGGAGTAAAAGTTTTACTGAAACCTATTCTTAAATCCCTGAGACTATTAACCATCTCAGGGCTGAAATTACCTTTATTATCTAGTACACCTCTATCAGTTAATTTGGTAGCCATATCCTGAACCTGTTGCATATAAGGTTCATACATCTCTTTATAAGCCCTTGATTCCTTTGGTAGGAAGCTTTCCATTACCGCCATTTTAGAAGCCATCTCTGCATTTGCAGCCATAAGCGCATCGTGCTTATTCTGCAAATACATCAATGGTTTCATCATTTCATCAAATGTGTATGGGGTAAATCGGGCAGTAGTTACTACACCATTTGCCATATACTATTTATTTTTATTGTATTTAATCCTATTATTCTCAATTTGATATTGAGTAAGAACATTAGCAAATCTTCTATCTTGCTCTTCTCTACCTAAGCTAGCCATAGTATCAACAAACATATTTCTATTAATACTTCTATTCTGAGCATTAATAGCCTTTTCTTGTTCACGCATAGCTGCAGCTCTTTCAATACCAGACATTCTAGCAGAGTTAATAGAGTGATTGATTTGATAGTTATTGTTAATTTGCTGAGCATTAAACATATCTTTCTGTCTATCAAAGTCTGCAATCTGTCTTCTCTGTTGATAATTATAGTCGTGAGCTTTAATCATCTCATTACCTATATTACCCATTAGGTTATTATCAGAAGCAAGTAGACCAGCTGTAGCAGTAGCTCTATTACCGCCTGAGTTATTGATTATAGCTTGTCTATTTGCAGCACCTTGAGACTGTAATCTATTGATAGCATAATCAGTATCAAATGGCTTATATTCAAGGTTGCCAGATATTAACTCAGGAGCAACATTTCTGAATGTTCTTCTATACTCATTCTCTAAATTATTAGCTGTAGTAAAGTCGTCATAATTTGTTGCACCAATTAAGTCAGTGAAAGCATTTATACCAGCATTTACTATAGGAGCATAACGAAGATTTGCTGCATCAAAGTTACTCAATTTATTCCATATATTCGAGAATACACCACCTTTATTATCACTATCTAAATTTGGACTTAAGCTTAATGTTTGTGGTGCTGAATTTTGAATACCCGTGCTAGGAATTTGTAATTCATTATTTGGAATATCATATGGAGTAAGAGCTAAATCTCTAGCTACTCTAATCTGACTATCATCCCATAATGGTTTAGCAAATTCTGGCTCTGTCTTTACTGAAGTTTTAGGAGTAGAAGAAACTCTAGTTCTAGATGTTCTACCTCCAGAAGTTCCAGTAGAAGACTTAGGTGTACCATCTTTATTGTAGTACTTGTAATAATCTTCTGGGTTTAATATATAGGATTGTGGAGCTTCTTTAGATAGTTTTGGATTACCCTCATTTACATTAGTTGAGGTTATTTCACCACTTCCTATAGAATCATTTCCGTAAATACCTTTTAATCTTTTATATGTTTCTGGGTATCTATTTTCTACTTCAAAACCATTATTTAATTTCTTGCCTACAGATTTATTACTAGCAAAATTTTTATCACCCCAAAATTCATTTCCTTTTAAAGAACTTGGGACAGTGGGATTATTACCTAAATTTCTTAAAAATGTATCTAACTCTTGTTCTGATAAATTCTCTGGTATAACAATAGGTTCATACTTTCTATTTTTAGATTGCACAAAACCCATACTACCTAATCCACTCCAAGCTTTGGGATGCTCTTTATATAATCTATATAATTCTTTTATAGTAGCATTTTCCATATTTCTAGAACCTGCTCCAGAATGGAATAACACACCATTATAAGGGTTATTGTTAGATTTTTTAGTACCTACTTTAGTAACATCATCTTTAGAATAACCAGCCATTTCAGCGAAATCTTCTAAAGATAAGTTTCTATCTTTTATTAGATTTTTATTACCTAAACCATCAAACTCCATAAAAGAGTTACGGTATTCATTCTTGCCACTATTAGTTTTAACAGTTTCTCTATATAGTCTGTAGGCTTCATCTAGAGGTAAATTAGAAAGGTTTTTCCAACCTCTACTTCCATTTGTTATCTTATAACCTTTAATAGGTTTTAGTCTACCACCTTCAGCAAATAATTCCTCACCACCTTCTGGTACTAATTCCATATTCTCACCTTGTTCTGGTAATAAACCTAAAGATTGAGATGCTTGTGATATGATATTTTCCTTTGCCTTCTCTCTTAATCTCTTGGTGCTTTCTTGAGCTTGCTTTAGCTTCTCAATGTTTTGGTCGTAGTACTTTTTCATTATCTCATCATTAGGTCTCTTATCTAGCTTCTTCTTTAAATCTTTAGCAATATCTGCATAAGATAATTCACCCTTTTGTGGAAGACCTAGTACTTTTAATATAGCTGTATCAGGTTTAATTCTATTGGAGAATACATAATCACCAACCTTAACCTCACCTTCTTCAGCTTTCATTGGTTCTTGTGTTTCAGGATTTACACCAAACTGAACACCATTATTTGGATTCTCTTCGTGTGTACCCCCAGCATTGAATTCAGTATAACCCCCTTCAGCAAATTCTACATTCATATTATGTAAATCTGTAATCTTATTTAGCTTATCCCATTCTATTAATGGTCTAACAGCTTCAGCTTTTCTAGCAGCTTGTTCTTCTATAGCTTGTTGTTGTATAGCAAATGGATTACCATTCTCTACAAGATTATATTTAGCTGCATCCATACCAAAGTCTCTATAAGGAGTACCATTTTGTTGCATTACCTTTCCTGTGTATGGATTCTTGTATTCTCCAATGCGCTTCCGCTATCGTGCACTAAACCAGAAGTACAATGATATTTACATCAATGGAGCAGCAATGAATGACATGGAAAGTGGTCAGTTCCGCTACTCTATGGTGGGTGGTATCAACCAACAAACACGTAATGTAGACTTT